AGCAGAGAGAGGATGTAACTTATCCTCTATATCGAGAATACCCACCTTGCGGAGTATGGTCAGGTATGCACTGGCGACTTTACGCTTAGTCTTGTCGCTCCACGAATCCACGAATTCATCACGGGCCGAGACCTCATTGAACTCCATTTCAATGTCATCGTATGTAACAGACTTCGATATGCTGTTCCACTTGCGCATCGTTATATTGACGTGGAAATCGAAGCAAATCTTGTATGTCTTCAAGATGACGAAGAGCAGAGCCACAGCCTGGTCATCGTCATTCATAGCCTGGAAGTCCACCCAGAAAGATGCCGGCATGGCATCGTAGCGTCGGGCGATTTCCATGATAAAGCGATAACGTGATGTCTCGGCATTTATCTTTAGAAGGCGGTTGTTGAGCCTTTCATCTTTGAGCAATTGTTCTCTGTTGTCTGATTGCAACAGAGGAAGCAGGGCTTTTGTTTCTTCCAGTAAGAAGCCTCCCCCTGTGATTGCAGCAGTATATGGTGATTTATATGTAGTCATTATGATTCGTAATTCTTAACTGATTGGATAATCTGATTTTGGATTTTCTCCCTGAATGGCTCGGGACTCAGCACCTTCATGTGCATCCCCTGTGCCAGTATGCGTGATTCCAGCTCAAAGTTAGGGATGACGCTGATGCTTATTTCAGCAGAACCGTCCTCGTTCTCTGCTATTATTGCCTGGCTTTTGTGCAGCGGTTTGGATTTGATATATGGCCACTGCTTATTGTCCACCCACAGGTGAATCTCTGTCAGCTCGCTCCCTTTCGGGAAGCTTACGCCAATCACATCATCAAAGAATTTGTTGAAATCCACACCTTCGTTTTCTCGATAGGGACGGCTGACGTGTTCCATTTCAACAATTCTGTCCAATGCGAGGGTAGCTATCTCCTTCCATTCCTCGTACCATCCGAGCAAGAACCAACGGTTATTGTATTGTTTCAGGAAGTACGGGTGAATGGTGTACTTAAACGGCTCTGGAATCTTAAAGCTCTGGTACTTGATATGAAGTACCTGTTTCTTCACAATCGCCGAATAGACATCCCGGTAGAACTTCATCCCATCCACGTATGGGTTTTCATCAAAAGCAACCACAGGCTTTTGATTGGCTGGGTTCATAAAGAACTGGGATGATAAGCGGCTGTTGATTTCTTCGAGCCATTCAAAATGCGGTACTCCTTCAAAGCGTGACAGCAGCTGCATAGTCTGATTCAGCAGCTGAAGTTCGTTTTCCTTCAGTTGCATGTGGAAAATAGATTCACCTTTCTTAGCGTAGCGGTAGAATATGTTTCGCCCCACCTTCTCAGAAACGATACGGACCCCATAATGTGTTTCCATATTATTCAGGTCAAGCCGGATGGTCGTTGTAGAGGTGACCAGTTCCATTTTTTCCTCCTCCAAGCGTCTGTTGCACGCCGCCATGAGGTCACGGACAGAGTAGTGTCCGTGTCGGTCACTCAGGCAGCGGTCAATGATAATCTCCCGCACAGTTGCATTTTTTGTATTAGCCATGTTTTTATACAGGTTTAATAGCCATTTTGCAGCTAAAAGCGGGTTAAAATTATATTTATTTTCGCAGACTACCATCTTTTTTGTCCTTTTGGAGCGGTTTTGACCCTAATTATACACATTGTTTAACATTTCGGGGGCAAAAATAAGCAAAATAGGCACACTTGAATTGTGCCTATTGGTGTTTTTTACACCTTATTATATAAAAAAAGATTTTTTATTTTTGAGGGTGTTTTAACTACAAAACACCACTTCCATCGACACTAAAAATATCGTGTTGCGGGAACTTCTCACACCCGATATAGAGGGTGTCAAAAGCATCCGTTCCGTCGGTGCGGTGTTCCAATAAATCCTCTTCCGTTTCAGGGTTCTTCTCGTCATTCTTGTTCTTGCGGAATCCGAGCCGCCCACGATACACCTGTGCCGTCTGAATAGCGAGGATCAAGTCATCGTTATTCTGGCGGTTGAAGAAAGGCATGAGCCGCTGCTTACCAGCGAATGCCTGGTTGATGAGCAGGTACTTCTCATCATGCTTCATCGGATTACCGAGGTATACGTCAACGACCTCCCATCCGTGGCGTTCAAACTCTGTTACAATCACATAATGGAAGTCCTGGTCATTCACGGCATAGTTTGAGCCAAGCGCCGTAGCATCATAGTAGAACACCACCGTCTTGTTCTCATGGTATGCGTAGTAATTGCAGAACTCCGCAATCAATGCCGGAAGTTTCTGCTCGAACTTGACGAAGAACGACTTCAGTACATTCAGGCGATGTCCTTTGGGCTGACCGCAAACAATCCAATTTATATTGGCATTGTAATCCATGCCAATACAAATAGGAGCCTGCAAGTTCAAGTCCTTGTCAGCCCTGCAATCAAGAGCCGCGTCATCAAACTCATACCCTAGACTGTCTAAGTACTCGAAGTTTGAGGCGTTGTACTTGTGGCCTTCTTTCATCGACGAATAGAAGCCATCCTTGCGTATGCCTATCCGCTGACAGAGAATTGATGTCTGGAATGTCAGCGGAGTCAGGTCACGCTTCATCTGCCGGATGTAGTTCTCACCCAGCAGCTCCACATTCTCGATGCTGGAGTATTCCTTGTAATAAACAGCCACGGAGCGCATCTTATTCAGCTGCGTGTCCAGCTTGCGCAGATACCCTTTGAGGTAAGAAGGAATCACCTGTTTCTTCTTGCGTATCTCACGTATGCGCTCCTTGGTGTGCCATATCTCATAGAGGGTGGCCTTAATACCCTCGATGAGATCCTTGTCCATCTTCTCGCGGTAATGCAGGAACCAGCTGCCTTTCTGTGTCTGCGGCATATCCGAGAGAATCATCAGCGAATGGTTGAAGCTATGCTTCCCAAAAAACGACTTGATGCCGCCGTTTGCGGGTAGCGTCTCATCCTTCAGCTTCTGGTAGTCAATGAACTTTGCTTCATCGACCAGCACCCATGAGAGCGTCAGGGAGTTGGACGTACCCGGACGATCCTGGGAGATGATGATAGCGACTGAACCATTGTAGAACGTAATGACATGCTCATAGTCACTTGGTTCAATCAATGGCCTCTTGAAAGCCTTTGGCGGTCGTTTTCCCACCACGTAGTGCACATCCTTCTCATACCCCCATCTGCGCCAAGCCGTGAACAAGCCCGGCAGCGTGTTTGTCAGTCCGTGCTTGAACGTCGGTACCACGATGCCGCCCGTGCTCCCTTCCATGCGCTGCATATTGCGGAGCACGAAAGGCGCGGCGATGGAGTCCGTCTTACCTGTACGTCGCCCGGCCACAATGACCGTCGTATTGGCCCCGATGAGCTGCGTCAATCGCTGCGGGTCATTGAAGTATATCCTCTTTGCTTCCTTCTCTGTCTTTTCCATGGCTTACTCCGTTTCGTCTTCATCCTTGACTTCCTCATATTCCGCATACAGCTCATCCTCTTCGAGGTCAGCTTCCTCATACTCAACATCATCAATATCCGCAGACTCAGCCCGATATTTGGCCAGCAAGTCCTCCACGAACTTCTGCCTGTTGGGAATGGGCTTGATTCCCAGTACCGACGGGTCGGAAGTCGCAGTGAAGGGCTGTATGACGATGAGATGATAAGGCAGTGCCGTTTCATCCTCCACATCGACGCGGTTGTATTTGGCGTAGGAGGTAGCGGCACGTTCCATCGTCTTCGTGTCCTTGCGTTTCTTGGCCATCTGGTACGTTTCGAGAATCATCTCGTTATAACGCCACCGATGGAACTCCCGCGAGGCCGAAGTAAGCAGCGGCATCAAGGCTTTGATGACAGCCAAATCCGCGTATGCCTGTGACCGATGAGCAGCATACCCACGTGCCAGCTCCTCCTCGATAAACTGCCTGTCCTTTGCATCAGGATTCGCCAGTACCCACGAATACATGTCACGCAAACGCAGTACACGGGCAATCTGCGTTTCCGTGTACTTTTCTTGGCGCATGACTTCAGCAGTTGAAAAGAGATGCTCCTTGCACAGATCTATGGTGGATATGTTGGCCATTGTGCGGTGTTATTCATCGTCTTCCATATCGAGCAGGTTCTTCGCTGCATTCTCCAAGGCAAGCGGAGAGCCGACCATTGCCAGCTGCATTTCTTGCATGTGCAGCTTTACCTTTGAACTGGCTTTCCCGCGAAGGTAAGCCTGTGACACAAGCGTTTGCCTGTTCTTGATGTCCTCGCGCAGTTGCTCAGCGGGAATATCAAGAATCAGTGCAATGTCAGATATAGGCAGAAAGATGGAAGCATACTTCTCTATCTCCTCCAATTCATTGGCTTTGTATTCTCTGTTCGAGCAATCCATGTAGCGGTACTGATTTGTTACGGATGATATACTGCATTTCTTTCTGAAGCGTATTGAAAATGCCAGGATCTGTTGTCACCAAAGCCGACTCTGTGCGGTTGCCTCGTGTGAGGTTCTGCGAGGTGAGGACAGTTGCCACCGCCCCGCTTTCAGCCTGAACGAGCAGCACCTTGGAGTGATTATCTGCCAAATAGACGTGTTCCATCGTCTGGCAGATGAACGGCCACAGTCTCAAAGTCTTCTGCGTAGCCTTGAAGTCCAGAACCAAGTTGAACTGTGAAACGCGGCCATCTTGCTCGATGAAGAACAGGCGGCGAAGGAATTCCTCGGAGATGGAGAACGAAGTCTGCCAGACCTCAGACTTCCCTACCTGTTCCAGTATCCATTCGAGCACATCAGCCACCTGCAGCTCATTGGTGAGATAGACCTGATGCGTCTTTTCAGCCAATGGTAGAAGGTATTTGGATATGTTGATGCCGCGTTTCATGTATTATTCTGTATTCTTAGCGGCTGAATCCTTTGCCTCCTTCTTGGCTTTCGGCTTCGAGGCTTTCTTTTCGCCCTTGGCCGCAGTCTTAGACCCCTTGGCCGTGGACTTCTTGACCTTAGTTGTGTCAGGTACTGGAGTACCTATCACATAGTGGTCATAGATGTCCCAATTCTCATGAATCTGCTTGTCAAGCTCTATTAGTTCTTTAAGGAACGGATAGCGTTCTGAGTCCGGGCAGCTGACATTCTCCAAGGAGAGATTGCGCAGTTTCAGATGCACTTCCCGCAACCTCTGGAGCAAGGGTAGGTTCTCTACATAGCGTGCCTGAATCTCTTCCGGCAGCTGGTCGTGATCTGCCCGTTTCCCTTTACGGAATTCCTCATCCGAAGTACCCTTTTTCGGGGCATCCCGATACAGGAAATATTTCTTCTCGATGACCTTCACCTGGGCATCCATTTGTTCCACTTCCTCATGCGTACACTTGGCCAGTCTTGCAGTCAGGCGACGGCTCAATTCCGAGACAAGATAATCCATCAGTTTCTTCTTGTCAGGATAGCGCATGAGGTTGTTATAATGGATGTGATTGCCCTCTAACTGAAGCAGCAGAAGACATCCTTCCTCAGTTGTTCGGCTGTCATCATCTAGCCAAGAACGGAGCTTAGAGTTAAACATTTCATTCATATCATAGATGTTTAATATCCAGTTTATAATGTAATCACATATAAATATCTACTTCAAAGCTTGTTGTTGATTCCGGCAAACAGCATCACGTTTTTTTTGTGGCCATCGAACACCGCCTTCATCGACTTCATTGTTGACCCCGTTGTGACGAAATCATCAAAGATAATGATGTTGTTTTCGGGTGGCAAAAACAGTAGGTCAAACACCGCGTTTACCCGATGTTTCGACTTGCAAACGGCCACATCTTCATAGAACGGTATGCCCATTTTCTTGCCAATTTCATCAGCAATCAGCGTGGCGAAATTGCGAGTCAGATGCCTCCGTTTGGGAGTGCAAACGATACACCAGTTTCCATTCTTCAGATGCTGTCCGATGACCTCCCCGATGAGCCTGCTCACCTCCTCAGCGAAGTGCGGTATCTCGCCATCGTCCGACTTGATTTCAGTCAGTGTCCGTCCCATGACGGACTTCTGCCATAGTGCAAAAAACCATACCCCTGCGCGGCTCACCAACCGCGTCTTCGGGTAAAAGTCACATCGCGCCTCCGTGTCCTTGTCCCAGGCTTCCCGTCTCTTTTTCCCGAAGAGATCCTTGACTGTTCTCTGTCTGGTTGACTCGGAAAAAGAACGAAGCGCACCGTCCATGTCCGGCACTTGCACCTCAGCGAGGAGGTCACTCATGTCTATGGCGGTGCGCTCATCCAACGTTTCAAAGATATGATTTCAAGAGTCTTTATCAGGAACCAGTCAGAACTACCGTTCCGTCCTCGGTGGCTATCGAGCCTTGGTAGAACGGCGAGGGGCATACATCCGTGGCCTCCACGTTGATGGTGGTGCTGGCCGTTCCCGTGGCACCCTGTCCGTTGTCCTGTGTCACCGTTGTCTTCGTCTCATAGAAACGAGACCCGACGATGCGCCAGTAGCCGGACATGTCCTGTACGAGGAACACGTTATCGGAGTTGTTGAGGTAACACGCAACGGCAGAAGCCTCGGGGCCTACTCCCGGATGGACGGCAGTGAGCTTGTTCAACTGCGTCTGCGAGGGAGCTTCCCCCTGCGGGTCAGAGGTCAGCGTGGACTTCTCCGCGAGGATGTCGATGTAATACCAATAGGTATCAGCCTTCAGCGCGAAGTTGCCCGTCACGGTGGCAAAAGAGTATCTGCCTCCGTTGTCCGTGCTGTAATTTGGCCACTGCACGATGTTCTGCTTACTCGTGTAGTAGAGCCTGCGGCGGATGCCAGGCATGACGGGCATACCTTGGCACCAACCGAGGGAGCGCTGCAATGGCGTAAAGCAAGAGTTATTGTTTGGCATAGTCGTACAATTTAGAGTTTCAACGATTAACCGCCATTGTTCTGTTCTTCAGCGGAATCATCCTCGTCATCCAGAGTCAGTTCTCCGTCCTCGGTGACGATTTTCCCAGCATAGAAAGGTGACGGCGCGATGTCAGTAGCTTCCACGTTGATGGTGGTGCTGGCCGTTCCCGTTGCGCCCTGTCCGTTGTCCTGCGTCACCGTTGTCTTCGTCTCATAGAAACGAGAGCCGACGATGCGCCACTTCCCGGACATGTCCTGAACGATGAACACGTTATCGGAGTTATTGAGGTAACAGGCGACGGCAGAAGCCTCGGGGCCTACTCCCGGATGAACGGCAGTCAGTTTGTTCAACTGTGTCTGCGAGGGTGTTTCCCCTTGCGGATCCGAGGTCAGCGTGGATTTCTCCGCGAGGATGTCAATATAATGCCAATAGGTATCAGCCTTCAGCGTGAAGTTACCCGACGTATTGGCAAAGGACAGGCTGCTGCTGGTATAGGCTGGCCACTGCACGATATTCTGCTTGCTCGTGTAGTAGAGCCTGCGGCGGATGCCCGGCAATACAGGCATTCCCTGGCACCATCCAAGAGACTTCTGCAATGGAGTAAAGCAAGTATTTTGCGTAGGCATAGCAGTAATGATTTAACAGTTCAACAATTGCATGGATTCAGTTGTCATTACCGACTTAGCCGTTGCCCCCATTATTCTCACCGCCTTGGTTGTCACCTCCGGTGTTTTCACCGCCTTGGGTGTTGCCTTGTTCCTGGCTTCCACCTTGGTTCTGAGACTGGCCGCTGTTCTGGTCCTGTCCGTTGCCCTGTTCCTCTTCGGAAGAGCCGAACAGTTCGATAACCTTCAGGCGGCGACGGTCGATGCTCTCGAACTGCACGCCGAAGAACATGGTGGCGATGTAAGTAAGGACGAAGGGAGCGAACTCACGTACATCCACACTTTCCATATCACCCATCTGGTCAAAACCAACGAGCATATTGCTCTTGGGAGCGATGTGGATAAAGTTGGAGCCCAGCTTGTTCGTGAGCGGGATCATGTGCAGCTTGTTATTGCTGCCCTCGACGGTATTCTTCTCATAACCGAGGTTATAGGGAAGAGCCCCGTGCATGGACTGGTAGGATTCGTTGTACATGTCAACGAACTCCTGTGTGCAGTACATGTTCAGGTCCTGGGCGCGGAGAATCGGGTCAAGGCTGAACAGAATCTTCTTGGCGACGGTACAGGCGTTCAGCTCGGTAATCTCCTCAGTCAGTTTGAGGTAGTTACCCTTGTTGGCTGCGATGTTACCAGCGGTGATTTCCGTGGAGGTAATCGTATCGAAGCCGTTGAACAGATCCATCGTAGTGTCGCCGTTCTCATTGCGTACAGCCGACCAGATAGCATTGTTAAGCGTTTCGGACAGACCACGGGAAATGAGGGCAAGCACTTCTCTTGCCTGAATCGTGTTCTTCTGTCCGTCACCCTTGGTAGAACCTGCCATCATGCCGAGCAAGGTACTTACGGCACTGTTAGGCTCGAAATCCGTACATACGGAACCGAAGAACGTTTCCAAAGTGCGGAAATTCAGGTGAAGATCCGTGTTAGTGCGTCGGCTGGCCTTATACGGAGCGAACTGAGCCGTGCCGCTTATTTCGCCCACGGACTCCTTATAGCGGATGCCCGGGCGCTTAGTCATGTGCTGCAGAGTTTCCTCACAGCCGATGATGGGGAGCATCAACAGTTCCTTGCGCCACTTGTGCGCTGCCTCCTGATACTCCTGCGGGGTAAAGTGAACTATTCCTGCCATGGTAGTAAAAAATTGTGTTTGTGTTGTTTGGAAGAATTGGATAAAAGAAAGATGGGTTTAGGAAACCAGATCATACAGCTCTTTGGCGCTGTTCACCCTGGCCAGGTACTCACTTGCTCTGTTGGGCTGCTGGTTGTTCTCGCCGGAGTTGTTGTTGACCACAGAAGAAGTAGTATCAGCGGGAGTAGCTTTGAGTGCTCTCACCTCTGCTTCCAGCTCAGTGATGCGGTTGTTACGCTCTGTCAGCTGGTTCTCCTGGTCTGTGATACGTGTTTCCTGTGCGGTGATGTGGTCTTCGAGGCTCTGCAGCTGTGCCTCCGTAAGAGGCACGCTGCCCTCGGCGTTGGGAGTGAAGCCCTCCACTTGCAGTGTGGCTTCGATGTGAGGCATCTGTTTCATGGGAGTGATGGGTGTGTTTGGAGTTTGTGTTTGATTATCTTCTTGGTTGTGAATCGATGTGTCAGGATCCTGAGCTGCGGCTTCCGGGGTTTTGTTCCCGAATGTGAACAAACCCGCCAGAGCCGCCATGAACCTCGTGAAGAGCGGTTCCGATGGCTGCTCAGTCTTCCCCTCTGCATAAGGAATGGCCGGAATAGGAATGCAAGCCGTCGCCAATGCGGTGGCCAGCGCCTCGGTCATCATAGGCTTCACGTCCTCCTCATATTCCGTGATGTCATCGACGAAGCCCCATTCCTTGGCTTCCTTGGCTGTCAGCCAGCCGCCCGTCTTCATCAATGCCAGCAGATCCTCATGAGGCTTGCGGCATCGGGCGGCATACATGGCAGCTACATGAGAGTCCAGCTTTTCCAGATTTGCCTTCTGCTTGTCAAGACTGTCAATATACTCCTGCAGCTGGTCGGCGTTCATGCTTGCCCACTCGAACACCGCCACCGAACATTTGTGCACCAGATAGAGCGCAGACGCATCCATGGAGATGCGCTGCGCTCCGAGCGAGGAGATGGTGGCGGCAGAGGCATTCATGCCGGAGAAATGGACGTGGACCTTCCCGTGACGGTGGAAGGCGGAGGATATAGAGAGTGCCGTGGCCAGCTGACCTCCTGTGGAGTCCACAAGAACGCTGACCTCGGCATCGGGATTTGCGGCCAGCGTGGCCAGCACGGACTCCGTATTGAAGTCCGCGCCGCCCACATAGCCTTTAAGATGAAGATGATATTGAGTCATGTGGCAGATGTGTTTGTTTCTGCCACAAAAGTACTATATTATATATATACGCGAAAAGACAATTTAGCACACAATAATAAATGCCCGCTCTCACTTGCAAGAACGGGCATATCATTCAAATCATCTGAAATCATAGGAAGGGTGTCATATATACAGGAAGGCTCAGCAAGTCCCCGTCTTTGCGTACATCTTTTGTGTGCAAGACATACCTGTGAAGAATACGCTCAGAGTATTTTTCCTGGAAATGGTCAATAGAAGCGTGTTTCGTTGACTGTGACGACTTCACTTCAATAGGACAGAGCTTAGCTTGCCGCGAAAGCAGGAAGTCAATCTCATAGTTATGCTTGCCGGATTCTGTCGGCCAAGTGTGATAGAACAGCTTACTATTTGCGGCAACAAGCATCTGTGCCACGATGTTCTCGTATATGTATCCCAGATTTGTATTCAGTTTGTCAGACAACAGTTTTTGATAGATAATGTTTTCCGAGAAATCATTATCCCAGAATGCCAGTGTCACAAAGAGCCCGGTATCACCACAGAAAAGCTTAAACTGTTCCTGGCTTATATTTAGCGACAGTCCGGCGTGTGGGTCGTTGGCATGATAGGCAATGTTGGTTGTCATAGAATCCTTCAGGATGGCAATCTCCTCTGTCAGCCTGTCAACCCGTCCTCCATCAACGACGCTTGACACTTTGTAGCGTGAAGCATTACTGCTCAGCTGTGCAGGTATGGCATGAAAGAGTAATGACGTAACGCCAGAGGGGTCTAATTTGTAGAAATCATCATCATAGAGGTTGATGATACTGCGTTTCCTCTGATCTACAATACTCAGGTTCTGAGTGTCAAGATAGTCATTAACTGCCTGTGGCATACCTCCTACAAGCATATACAGCCTGAAGTCCCGCATCAGCTTCCTGTTTACGGCATCTCCCAAGGGCTTGCGTTTGTCGAACATTGTTTTCAGTAGTGGGATGGTAGCTGTATCGCCCATGGCCCATCTGAATTCCTCGTAGTCCATGGGGTACATGTCAAGACGTGTCTCTTCACTTGGAATGACGATACCCTGAATGTTCTTCTTTATGCTCAATAACGAGCCGGTTTCAATGTAGTCATACCTGCCGTCCTTTACCAGATACTTGATAGCTTGCCGTGCCAGTGGCTGTTTCTGAATCTCATCCAACACTACAACAGATTTTCCAGGTACAAGAGTTACATTGTACGTAAGCTGTAGTTGGGTGAATAAGAAATCAAGATCAGACGTATCCTCGAAGAGTCGCATGACAGCTTTCGGGGCATTGGCAAAGTCTATAATGAGATAGCTCTCATACTCATGTTTTGCGAATTGCTCCACGACAGTAGATTTACCCACTCGCCTTGCACCTCTTATGAGTAAGGCGGTGGTGCCATGCTGGTTCTTTTTCCATTCGAGCATACGCTCATAAATCTTCCTTTTGAAGATCCTTTCTTCAGTTTTTGCGGGCATATCAGTTGCTGTTATTGATAATTGCGCTGCAAAGGTATTCATTTATTTCTAAATATCAAAGATTTAGCATCAATTTTGTCAAAAATCTCACTTGTTTTATGGCCGAATATGTCAAAAATCTCACTTCTTTAACCATTCTATATGTCAAAAATCTCATTAAATATCACATTTCGACAGGAACCAGTGTCTTTCGTCCTATGAGCGTCACTTCATAGGTATATCCGGCCTTTTCCTCACTTGGAGTTCCAAGGCTTCCTGTACGCTTGATGGTTGGATAAGGAGCCTCCAAGTGGCCGATAAGGTAGCTATGCCCGTTCACATCCTGAACCACAAAGGCCAGATGGTGACGGACAGGCAGCTCACCAGTTGAAATGAAGGTGAGGGTAGTACGCTCGCTCTGTGTGTGGCTGTCATACTCCGATTCCGTGATACATGTCGGATTGCCTGAGAAGCAAACCGATGTCATGCTTTCATAGATGGCCACTGGAATACCAGCGAGACTTTTCATTTCGATGTTCTTTGGCAATGCCGAACATTCGAGGTAGCTGATGGCAATGATGCCAGGAAGTGATTGTTTCGTTTGGCTCATAAAATATATAGTTTAAATGATGTATTTTGTGCTCGAAAAAGCGAAAGGACAAATTAAGAAAAGTGCGTATGTCTTTTTTAATGTTTATTGAGAGAAATCAGGGCTGTTTTACATTTTTTTACTTTTGGATGTTCCCTTATGTGCTTTATTGGCTTTTACATTGATGTCTGTCGGCTTTTCAAACAGATGTCCTTTTCTAATCCTTATTTTCATCAGTGTTTCCAGATTCGTTGTGTCATCTTCAATTCCATTACGTGCCATGAACTCAATGATTCTTGATTTATAGGTAGGCAAGTCTGGGTTTGGAGTAGCCAGGAACTCGAAAAACTCTCTCAGGAACTTGTGTGTTAGCATCTGCCGGAGTTTTACGAGGTGGTAATATGGAATATAACACCAGGTACTTGGGTAAAAGCCTTCTCTTCTTGGAACCAAGATAGCTATACATGATTCGTCATGTACAGGTTTCCAATGTTTAGGCTTCCGTTGTAGATGATCCTGAAGAAAGTCTGTTTCTTTAGACCATTTAGGAAAGGTTATAGGCTCTTCGCCATACTTGTGGAGAATCCATTGCCGAAGGTATTTCTCCATTCTAATGTACAATACATGCTTTGCCATTTTTAATACGAAAAGTTATAGGGGTTCAACAAAATGCCTTCTATGCACTCCTCGTATATAAGGCCAACATGCACAACTACATTGACCGCATTGATTTTATCACTGTTTGCCCATTTCTTATTGATTATTTTTAGCTTAAAAGTAAAAAGTCCATACCATTTTGAAAGGAACAACTTACTGCTATATGTTTGTCCGATTGTCCTAATAATAATATATAAATGCTCGCACGCGCGAGACACATTCTGACGCGCCACATCGGCTACATTGCTACAGAAAATGCAACATGCTGATAATGAGACTATATATAGAATTTTATATAGAATCATATATATAGAATCATGTAGAATATGTAGGCCAATCACCTTTTTTGTAGGCAATTTGTAGGCGCTTGTAGGCAATTTGTAGGCAAATTCCGCAAGGCTAAGGTGTTGGCACTGAGTATGTAGCATTTGTAGCACTTGTAGCAAGGAAAATCGGGGTCTATTCCATTCTATCGAACAAATCAGGGGTTGTTTCCTGCTCGATCTGGGATGTATCCAGCAGATTGATTTGGTAATTCTTCACTAACTCGTCATAGTCGAAGCAGTAGGCACGCTGCACCTCTTCGACGTGTCTGCTCTTATCTCCTGGG